TTTGGAGAATGGAATGGAATTGGAACAATTTTTATTGAACCAACAACTCAACCTAGCATCAAAAATAAAATTCCTCTTATCCCAGCATTCCCTGCTTTTCCTAATATTAAACATTATCCTTTACTAAACGAATTAATCCCAGTTATATATTTAGCAGATCCTAATGTAACTGAAGATACTTCAGCTGTATCTGCTTATTATTTACCACCTATAAATGTTTGGAATAGTCAAGTACATAATGCTGTACCATCAACTAATATCACTCCTGAATTAGAGAATAAAGAATATCCTTTAGTTGAAGCTGGATCAGTTAGAAGAGTAACAGATCAAGATACTGATATAGAATTAGGGAAAACTTTTAATGAAAATAATGTTTTAAATAATCGTCCTCTTTTATCATATGAAGGAGATATAATTTATGAAGGACGTTTTGGTAATTCTATAAGATTTGGATCAACAGTTAATAATACTAAATTAGCTAATCCTTGGTCTTTTGAAGGTAAAAATGGTTCACCTATTATTATTATTAAAAATGGACAATCTACTGAGACTGATGCTTCTCAACCTTGGGTCCCTACTGTTGAAAATATAAATATTGATGAATCATCTATTTATCTAACCTCAACACAGCAAATCCCATTAGAATTATCAACTGAAAATCTAGACTCATATGATGGACTATTAGAAACTCCAACTATACCTGAATTATATAGTGGCAAACAGATTCTTTTAAACTCAGGAAGATTAGTATTTAATGCTAAAAATGATCATATTATATTAAGTGCGGACAAATCAGTTCATTTAGTATCAAATAATTCACTTAATTTTGATACAACTGATAAAATATCTATGACTACTAATATGTCCTTTGGTAAAATTACTTTAACCTCACCTAAAATACATTTAGGTTTAAATGAAGGAACTGAAGGATACGTTGGATCTGAACTTCAATCTTTAGTTTTAGGAGAAAATCTTATACAAACATTATCTAGCATAATAGATGCCTTAGATGGTATAGCTAAAGCGTTATATGTAGCCACTGCTACTGGGGCTGAGGTTTCCTACCCTATAGTTTCTTTAAATAAAGAAGGTATTATACTTGGAGGACAAGTAACCTTATTAAAAGACTCTTTAAATATTTTATTATCTAAAAGTGTAAAAACCATCTAATGCCAATTAATTTACCTGTAAATTCTTCAGATGTTGCCTCTCTTGTTACTATTGGAGTTAATGATAGTGGCTCAGGTACTAGTGGTTCTAGCCAAGTAAATAATGTTTCTCCTCAAATTGATACTAAAGTATATATTAGTGGAAAAGTTACAAATGAAAAAGGAGATCCTATATCTAATGTTAAAGTTACATTTAACCAAGTTCCTAGAACAAATATAACAGCTGTTGTGACAACTGCTGTAGAAAATACTCTAGATCAAGGTAGTTCTAATACTCCTATAATTATTAAACCTATAGTTAAGAGTGTTACTGCAGATGCCAATGGAGAATGGTCTTTTACATTTGCTAAAACTGAGATAGATATTAAAGCTGTTAAAATTTTGTTTGTAAAACAAGATTATAAAACAGAACAAATACCTTTAGCTAATTTTAGATCAACTGAATACCCAAATAATGTATCTGAACCTAAAAAAACATCAACCCCAGATACTGAACCTCCATATGTTTACACTGTTGGTAATGAACAGTTTTCAAGTAATGAACAATATAAAGCTCAAACTAAAGCATTAGATTATTATAATAAAGCTATAGATCCTCAATATAAAGGAGCTACTCTTTATAATATAAATAAAACTCTTTTTCCCTCTCCTAAACCTGGAGAACTAATTAAAGCTGCTCTCCAATCATTTGTAGAACCTATAGCAGCTGAAATAAGAAAACTAGAAAGAACATCTAATGAAAAATCAGCTAAAAAAGAAGTTCCTGGTCCTCAAAAAGTAGCTTTAACTGTAGAAATTGAAAAAGAAAATATTAAAAAAAGATTAATACCTTTTATAATAAAATTATTAATACCTTTTGGTATGGTGGCAGTACAAGCTGTAATATCTAAGATACCTTTAGTTGATATAAAAGATCAAATTCTTTGTCCTCGTCAAGATAAAATACTAGAATTAATTAAAAAAAGAAATAAATTAGTTAGACAAATAAATAGTATTTACTCAAAAATAAAAAAAGTTGAAAAAGGTTTACGAATTACAAATAGTATATTAACAGGTCTTCAAATAGGTATATCTATTATAGAACTTATACCTTACCCAGCAACTGGAGTTCCACCCATATTACCACCATTAACTTCAGGAATTATAGAAAAAACAGGTAGTGTTAAAGATAAATTAAAAGAACGACTAAAACAAGCTAAAATAGTTGTTAATATCCTCACACTATCTGCTGCTGCGTTTGGAGCTATATTAGGTATATTGTTACGTTTATTAAACGCTTTAGATGTTTTAATTCAAGAATGTTCTCAAAGTCAAGATGTACCATTTGAAACCATTAATACTGAATTAAATACTTTAGTTAACACATCAACAGGTATAAGTAATAGTAATGTGATATCATCACTTCAAGGAGATGAAGGAGCAACTCAAATAGAAGATAATGCTTATAATGGATTTAAATTAGAAATTAAATTAGATGAAGCAAATACCAATAAATACCCAAAACGTTTTGCTCAAGCTTTAAATAAACAAGGTGTTCCTGTATTAAAAACAGATTCATCGTTCGCTTCTGACCCACAAGTTTTACTAGACCAATTAAAATTCATTATAGACTCAAATCCTCAGTTAACAGCTGAATAATTAAATATTTATATATATGAAAACAGATATTTTAAAAAAATTAATTAAAGAAGCAGTTCGTGAAGCAATTCAAGAAGAAATTAAAGACATACTTCTTGAAGCTGTACGTTCTCCTAAAACTGTAGTTAATGAAAATGCTAACCCTATTCCTTATTCTACAAAACATACAACAACCAACATAAACCCAGACATTAAACGTAACTTACGTAATATGATTGGTGGTGAATTTGACACTACAATTTCCGCTAATTCATCACATGTTAGACCAGCTTACACTCCTCCCCCAGTTAATACAGCAGGTGAAGGATCAAGTCTACCTGGAGGTGAAGTAAGTTTAGATCAAATAATGGGATTAATGACTACTAAATAATGGCCGTTAGATTACCAAATAAACATCCTTTAGATATAAACAAGCGAGTGGCTGTGGGGATATCTATTCCTTTTAATGGAACAGGTACTTCAACTGGTAATCTTTTGTTTGCTCAAACAGGATTTACAGAAAATCTATCTCCAACATATTCAACAGGTAATTCAATATTTAATTTAACTTACACAACTACAGAACAAATTAAATCAAATATAATTAATTATGTTTTAACTAATAAAGGTGAACGTGTTCTAAACCCTAATTTTGGATCTAATTTAAGAGCTTTTATATTTGAAAACATAACAGAATCAAATTTAAGAGCTTTAGAAATGAAACTCACTAGTGATATTAAAGATAATTTCCCTAGTGTAAATGTTATTTCTTTAACATTAACCCCAGCTTATGAAGAAAATGCTATTCAATTGGATATTGTTTATTCAATTTATGGTAATGAAGCTCAAAATATACAAATAACATTCTAAATATGGCTACTGAAAATAGAGATATAAAATATATAAATAAAGATTTTGGTGATTTAAGGAATGCTCTTATTGAGTATACCAAAACTTATTTCCCATCAACATATAATGATTTCTCTCCTTCATCCCCAGGTATGTTATTCCTTGAGATGTCAGCATATGTAGGTGATGTTCTATCTTTTTATCTTGACAATCAAATACAAGAAAATTTTATTCAATTTGCTCGCCAACAAAATAATCTCTATACTTTAGCGTATATGTTAGGTTATAAACCTAAAGTAACAGGTGTAGCAGTTGTAGATGTTGACATATACCAGCAAATCCCATCTAAAATAACATCAGGTGAGTCTTCTCCTGACTATACATACTCTGTTTTTATTAATAATAATACAGTTTTAAAATCAAGTCTAGTAGGTACTACTGATTTTATAATCCAAGATACAGTGGATTTTACAATCTCAAGTTCCTCAGATCCTACACAAGTTAGTGTTTTAACTATAGATACTCTCACTAATCAACCTGAATTTTATCTCCTTAAAAAAACTCGTAAAGCTATATCAGCTAATATACAAACTACTACTTTTACTTTTGGTGCTCCTCAACGATTCCAAACAGTGGAAATAAATAGCGCTGACATAGTAGGAATATTGGATGTGACAGATAATAGTGGAAATAAATGGTATGAAGTACCATATTTAGCTCAAGAAATGGTATATGATAGTATAAAAAACACTACTTCAGATGCTAAAGAAGTTCCTTATTTACTACAGCTCCTTAAAGCTCCTAGACGATTTGTTACTCGATTTACCTCACCAACCATATTGCAAATCCAATTTGGTGCTGGTACAACAACATCTAATGTTGAAGAAGAAATTATCCCTGACCCAAATAATGTTGGAAATTTTTCTTCATTGAATGATTACCTAACCACAGCTTATGACCCAGCAAACTTTTTATATACTAGTACTTATGGTATAGCTCCTTCTAATACTACTTTAACTGTTAGATATTTAACAGGAGGAGGAGTAGCAGCTAATATTCCTGCTAACTCATTTAATGGTATATCTAACACAAGTAATATATCTATACCTAATC